CGCGCGGCTTGGCCAATGCCAGGCGCATGAACAGATCGCCCGCCATGAGCGGAGACGGATCGCCCGTGAAGGTCAACGCGAGCAATGCGACCTCCATGCATCCGCCTTTCGGCATCTGCGGATACGCGCGGCGCAGGCGTTTGGCGTCTTCTTGCACTGCGGCCAAACGCGGCACGTCCGGCTCCTGAAACGTGAACACCGCAGGCTGCCCATCGAAAAACTCGCTTAGATCGACGGAGCAGGTAGCCAGCGCGTCCGGCTGCGTAGACTGCAGGAGCGCCCCCAAACCGGTAGTCGTGGTCGTCATTGCGTCACTCATCACCAGTAGACCCCCGTGTACACCCATCCCTCAATGCCCATCTTGACCTCGATGGTTTCGATCGTCTCGCCGTCCTCGATGGTCTCATTCGACCGCAGGATCATTCCCACGTAGACGCGGTGCTGCACCATCGAACTGACCTCCTGCACGTCCACGCGGATGGCCAGCCCTGCGCACGAGGCGAACTGCGGGCCGGAGTCGCTGACCTGCAGTTTGAGCCGCACAGTCGCCGCGCTGCGCTTGTATCGCGACTTCTCCAGGCCGTCGCCCAGGCTCGTAACGTCTCCATCGATCGCCGATTCGTCGAGTTCGATGCTCTTCGCGAGCCATTTCTGCGACTGCGCTGCATTGAAACTGATTGGCTGCCCATTGACGACCCCGCCGAGGCTCGTCGCTACGAGGCAGTCCTGCCCGATCAATCTGTACGCCATGATGACCTCCTCACACGACCGGGCGGTACCTGACCCGGTAGATCGCGCCTAACTCCGAATGTCGCGTCGTGCCGAGCAGAACGTCTGCCTGCTCGAACACACTGTCTGTAGCTACGTTCAACCTGTAGCCGGCCCCGCTCACCGCCTGCTTGTTGAGCAATGTGTGCACGCGGTCCATGATGGGCTGCAGGGCCGCCGTGCCCCCTCCCTCGCCAATCACCGTCACCCTATAGCGCATCTCGACCATCGCTATCCCGTCGTCGATAGCGCGCACCGCCTTCGGCAGTCCCTCCGGCGCGTAGACGATCATCGGCGCAGGAGCCTCGGGGACAGCCTTCATGCTCCAGACGCCCTGCACCATCGCCATGAGCGTGACGTCGCCCGTCAGCGTCGCATAGAGCCACGCGTCCACCTCGGCAGTCGGACTCATTGCTCTAGATGCCTCCGCAGAATGTCAATGATCGTCTGCTGGTTGTTTTCGACTGCCTTCCTCATCCACGCGTACTTCCCGTGAAACTTCGATGCCAGCTCAAGCGGCGCGGCATACGGCATATCGGCATGCAGGCAGATCGTGACGAGCTCCTCAGATGCATCGACGACGTCGCCGTGGATGGACGCCTCCAGCATCCCGGTCGGCGTGTACCCCTCGCTGTACGGGTTGCCCCACCTATGGTTTGCCTTCGCGTAGGTCTCCAGGTAGGCGGCAATCTCCTGCGCGGCGTCCATTTTCGCCTGCAAGAGGCGCCTCTTCTTGGCCTCGATGTTCGCGAGCAGTTCCTCCAGCCCCCGCACGCTCATAGCACCCGCTCCACGCTCAGTTGCACGGTGGCCGCGTATTCGTTGCAGTCGATCACCCGGTAGACATCGCCCGTCTCGTCAACCAGTCGGTAGCGCTCATAGTCGGCATCGATACTCGGCGGCGTTGTCTCGCGCCGGTAGAATGCCACGACTTTCGGGATCCTCGCCTGAATGTAGACACTGGCGTCATTGAACCGAAGCGGCCTCGGGTTCGGATTGCGCAGATACCCAACGAGCCCGCTCTGTATGGTCGACCAGTTGTCCACCGGCCCGCCTGTCGCATCCTGCGTGACGGTGTTGAACATGAGATCGAACGTCGTTCGCCCGGGGTCGCTCACACTGTCACCCTCAACCTGTGGAACCTGCCGCCGAACCGAGACTGCCGCTCGAACTCCTCGCGCCAACTGCTAACCTGTGACTGCAGATAGCCCCCGCTGCCGTAGTCGTTCGAGACATCACCCTCGGTCCACCGCGCCACGCCGTCCCGGATCGCGAGGCTCAGTTGGGGAGCCAGCCGGGCCGCCGCGCCGCAGAGGATCGCTCGCCACGCCGCCTCGGGAACGGATGTCCAGAAGCCCCATCGGGCCACAACGTGAATGCTGTTCGGATACATGGGGCCCACGTTCCCGAACATGGCGAACGGGGTGATGAACGTGATATAGGTGTACGGCTTTTGCTTGGCAGGCGCGTTCACCGGGCAGAGAACGTAGTCGGTGCCCTGCACCAGGTTCGTTCCGGGGTCATTCGGGGTCTCGCCGACGATCAGGTAGGAGACCGAGACGAGACCCGTACCGAGCTCTAGTACCGGCTGTCCATTGGGCGCAATCGTGATATCAGCGGGCGAGTAGTAGCGCGCCGTTGTCGGATCGGTCGCAGGCGTGAAGAACGGCACATACCCGGTCCGCTCCTCCCATTCCTCGATGGCCGAGTATACCGCGCCGTCGAGGTCGAGGTAGCCGTTCGGTATCGTGAGGCCTGCCCCCTCGATGAACCTGCTCAGATCGACTCCCGTTGGCATCGCCGTCTGCATCTCATTTGTCCTCTGCCGGGCCCTCGACCATCTTGTTCTCTCCCGGCCAGATCGCCTTCGCCGCTACCTGCACCCGCGCGAACCGCTCTGGCACCGTCACCGTCCGCGCGTCGTCAAGCTGTAGGGTCGCCTCGTAATCCTCGTCGTCCTCGCCGCCCCACCTGATCTCGATCACCTTGCCGGTTACGCTCACAATGTCGCCAACGCGTGCCATTCCACGCTCCCTGCCGGGTTGTGCCGGGGCCCCTAGACGTCACTGCGACGAGGCCCCGGCACTATGCCGTTACGGCTGCTTCTTGTACTTCACCACGGCCTCGACGGACAGGAGCATCCCCGTCGTCGCGCCGGAGACGGTGATCACCGGGCGAACGTAGCGTTGAGGCCCGATGTAGTCCACCCACTGCACCGCCGCGGCCGAGCTCGTCCATGGCGATAGCGTGCCCACCTGGTTCGCGGCAGTGACGTCAGTCCAGTTGCTGTTATCCGGCGAGTCCTGCAGTTTCGGCGTGTGCGTGCCGTCCGTCCAGGTTCCCGGGTTGAAAATGATCGTGTTCGCGGTGACCGCGGACAGGTCCAGCGCGGTGCCGTTCGTCGTGGCGGTCGACGCCTTGGGCTTGATCAGCGGAATAGGATCGACCTCCGCCGAGAGTGCTCGCATACTCATTGCTCTATCCCTCCCCCGCCTGCTCGGCGGGTCTGTCGTCTGAACTGGTTGAGACGCGGGGCCGCGCGTCCTGTCTACGGCCCCGCGTCAGTCGCATTACGAATGCATGATGAGCCGGGAGAACGCTTCGCCCAACACCGGCATCCCGTCAGTCTCTTTCCTGAACACATAGCCAATCTGATTCGTGGCCGCGTAGAGCTCGTAGAGCACCTGCAGGGTCATCGTGAGCGCATCGGCGATCCAATACTTGCTGAAATCGCCAAGAATCGCCACGTACTGGCTCGCGCTGATCGTGCTCGGCATGAGCTCAGACTCGTAGATCGGGCGGCCCATCAGCGTGTCCGGGGTCCCGCCGATTAGCGCGGTGCCCTGCGTCACAAATGGGGTCCCGATGAGACCCGGCTGCCAGATGTACTGGGAGTTCGCGTCCTTCAGCTTACGGACAGCCGCGACAACCGGGCGGCTGATGATCCAGCTCGACCGTTGCCTGTACTGGGCCTTCAGGTTGTAGAATGTGCTCATAATGTCATCGCCGGCAATCGCAGTCGGGCTCGCGGCGGTGACGTCACGGGTCGTCGGAATGCCCTGCGCGGACGGCGTCATCACGCCGAGCGGCTGGTTGGCACCGGTTCCGTTCAGGAACGCGTTCTCCTCGGTCAACGCGACCATGTACGCCAGACGATCGACCAGCACCGTCTCGAAGTTCGGGACTTTCCGAATGAGCGTGCGGCTGAGCTTGAGCAGTTTGGCCATCGGATGCGGGCGCCATTCCCTTTTGCCGACGCTCGCGGTTGTCTCCTCGTTGCCGGTGCCGAGTTCCACCGTCCAGTCGGTAGCCGATGGATCGGTATCGAGCGCGGGAACGCCCAGGCTATCGGCTGTCGGCACCTCGTAGACGGTAGCCAGCTGCCTCACGAACATGAGGTTCTTCATCAGCAGGAGGAAGTCTTGGATCATCTCCTGCGGCATCACGGCGAACCCGCCGCCCGTGGGTACGTCTGCCTGGTAGGCCTTGGCCTCCGGGCTGTTCAGCAGTTTGGCGTCCGTCTGCTGGGCCGCCGAGCCCTCGTAGCCGGTTCCGAGCGCCTGCGCCCGGAACAGGGCCAGTTTCAACTCCTTCGCGACCGCCGGCTTGTCTGCCTTCTCCTCGGGCCGCGCGCTCCCAATCACGGGCTGGGAGGTCTCGGGCACCTTCTGCCCCCACGCCTCCAGCTCGTCCGCTTTGCGCAGCCTCTCGATCTGCTTGATGAGGCTGTCGCAGTCGGCCATCCGCTTGTCGAACTCGGCCTCCTCATCCGGCGTAAAGCTTTCCGGTTTTCCGGCGTGCTTGGCCTGGAGCTCCTGCACTCCTGCGAGGGCGCGGTTGTAGCGCTCCGTCAGTGCGTCAATGGTAGCTTTGTTACTCATCTAGGTATGCTCCTCGCGCGACCGCCAGCGCGATCCTGCCACGCCGCATGAGGTCGCGAAGTCGTTGCTCCCGCGCAATTGCGAGAGCGGCTGCGTCAGTGTCGTCCGGGTCGTTCTCCTCGCCAGCATCTCGCTGCGGGTACCCGTGTAGTGCTATGGCGACCGCCTGTCGTTTGGAGAACCCTGCATCCCGCAAGAACTCCTCGAACTCGCGGACCGTCTCGATTGATTTGACCGCCGAGGCCACCGCTTTCGGGTTGGCCGGGACGGGAACGATACTGAACTCATAGAACTCGGCGATCTTGCTGATCCCCCGACACTGTCCCTTGCACCGCGCGATCCCCGGGGCGTCGAACAGGTCCATCTGCGCGCCAGACTTCTCGGCGTGATTCAGGAGTGCCTTGCCGTTCTCGAAGTAGTGCACCCCGCTGTCGTAGTCCGGGAGGAACCCCACCGATAGGCCGACGGACAGGCCCCGCTGCATCCGCTCCGCGCAGACCTGTCGGGCCGCTTGCCCCTCCGGCGTGCCGTGAAACTCGGCCTTGCAGAGGAGCTCGCCGCCGCGCTCCGCCGCCTCGACGGGCATGGCCACTGGAAGACTGCTCCAGTCGTGACCGACCGCCACGAACCCAGAGGACCTGAAGTCCTTCAATGCACCCTTCCAACACCCCGGATAGAGCACGTCGCCCTGGCGGTCCATATTGCCCATGACCGCTGCCGCGCCGGCGATCATGTTGTCGTCGAGCTGAACGTCCTTCAGAACGTAGAACTTACTCAGTGGCAGTGGTTGCATCCCACACCTCTCATGTCTGCCAGCGCTCGGCGCACTACTCCTCTGCCGGTCGTGCGTCCAACGCGGCGCTCGCCGGGCCGTCGCCCTGCCGCGCGTAGTAGTCTAGCTGCGTCGTCGGCACCTCGCCGACCTGCGGCTCCATCCTCGGCGGGTACAGGTTCGGCGCGGCCTTCAGCACCTGGTATGTCGAGCAGATACAGTTCGGGTGACTGATGGGAACGTCGTCCGGTTGGTACACCCCAGGCCCGAGCCCGCTGTTGTGCGCCGCGTAGACGTCGCATATGTCCGGCTTCGGGTGACCTGCCGACAATGCCCACCCTATCCCTAGCAGGTAGGGTTTCAGCTCGCCCGTCTGTCTATCCACCGCCGCGACGTTCGTCGTCGCCCTATGCGCCTGAATGAGCTCCGTTCGCGCGATCCGCATCGCCACCCACCACGGAGAGTCCTCGCCCGCTCCCGTCAATGCGGCGTGCACCCGGTCTGCTGTCTGTGCCGCACTCAAATGCTCCGAGACGCTCTGCAGGATCGAGTTTTCGACGGCCTTGTAGCCAAGGTCCGTCAGGTTGTGCAGTCTCGTGCTCAACGTGATCCCATCCGAGTAGTACCGGGCCGCGAGGCCCTCGACCGTCTGTTGCGCGAGTCTCCCGAACCGTACAGTCACATCCGCTCCGTCGCTCAGCTTCCACGTCCGATCCATCTCCGCGATCAACGTCGGATCGACGTCTCGGCTCCAGACCATCTCCGCCACCTGCTGCGCCCTATCTGCCGCCGCCTGCGCGAGCTCCAGCATCCCGGCGTCGAGTAAGTCAGCGTAGTCACTCGATAGGTCCTGCAACCGTTGGTCAATCCCGGCGAGTAGCTCCTGCAGTCGGGCATTGTCGATCATCTGCTCGTCGGTGAACCATTGCTCGCCGAGTGCCTCTATCCGTCGAACGATATCGCGCGCCGCGGTATCATATGTGCCCATGAGCCGGCGCAGGTTGTCTCGCGTTAGGACCAGTTGCCTGCGCCGGGCCGCCACGAGCAACGCCCGGTACTCCTCTGGCGTCCAGTCGCGCGCGGCCCTACGCTCCGACCGCATCGAGCGCCTCAATCTCGCGAATCACCCGCTCGGCCCAGTCCACCGGCTCGCCGCGGGGCTGATCATCTGACCCATCATCTGACGCGTTGAGCGTCTTGGCCGCCTTGCTCCGTCCCGCCGCCTCCGCCGCATCCGGGACGCCACCAGCGAACTGCGATAGGTCCGGGCCCTTCGAGCGCAGTTCATCGCCATCCGGCACCGGGTCGAGGTCGAGGTGCAACCGCGCCTCGTTCGGCGTTATAATCGGGCCGCCGGCGGCAAGGACCAGCCGTTTCGCCCGCGCGTCCTCATCCGGCTGCAGTGCGCGCACGTTCCTCGTGTCGAACCACATCTGCACGCTCGGGTCGCGCTCGAAGTCGGGCAATAGCTGCAGGTCGAGCTCCTCCGAGAGCTCCGCCATCACAGGCAGAATGCCGTTGTACCACGCGCCGGACTCCGCCTGCTCCCGGTTGTCGTAGTGCGTGTTCGTGTCACTCGGCAGACCGACCACCATCGGGTCCAGCATGAGCGCCGCGCAGACCCGGCTCGTCCACTGGTTGTTCAGAACCTGAACCGCCATCTGGTCCGGGCTGAACCCGAGTTTCTCGATCTCAAACGGCTCGGCCATGAAGATCGGCTCACCGCGCCTGTCGCCCGTCGTCCGCGCACGCAGGGCCCGCGTGAACCGCGCCGCCTCATCGTCGTCCAGGCCAGAGATGCTGCTTTCCCTTGGCCCGATCACGAATGGCGTCATCATGAAGTTCTCGATCAGCGCCGAGATTACTGTCGAGTATTCATTGTCGCTAAAGACCTGGCGCAACTGCTGTTTGAGCGGCGACAATCCTTTGCGCACGCAGTCCGGATCGACGCCAAACCGGAAATGCACCACATCCTCGACCGGGTGCTTGATCCACGACCCGTCGACGTACTGCTCGTAGTGCGTCACCTCCGCTGAACCATCCGACGGCCATCGCGGTTCCATCTGGAAGTGTGGCACCCACCGGAGTTCAGCGGGCTGCCCATTGTTCGCTCGGACCTTGAGCCAGTACGCGTTCCCGTCGCAGAGATAGCTCAGCACTGTGGCCTTCCAAAGCCTGCGTCCGCCCCAGCGCGGCGCAGGCCGCTGCAGTAGCTGCGCGAGTGGGTGCATCGGGAGCCATTCGACCGTCTCGCCGTCAGGATGTAGCCGCTGCGGCATGCATCGCGCCTCTGGGAACGAGAGCATCCACCAGTTGAGGCATATGCCGACAACGCTGTTCTTCCAGAGATCGCCGGCCTTCTGGACGTAGTCCAACTGCGTGCCGGGCAGGTTCCAATACATGAGGTTTTGGCGTCGTCGAACGTTGTACGACGCCTGGTCTTGGCCGCCGATACCCGACCAGCGGAAGGCCTTCAATCCGGCCCGCAATGTTTCGCGCACGCTCATCGGCCTATCCACCCGCGTAGCCAGATCGCGGCAATGAGCACGAGCAGGCAGGCCGCGCCGATCACGACGAGACCGCCTGCGAACTGCACCATCGCCCAGAGGATCGGGGCCTGCATTCAGTCATCCCCCAACACGCGCATCCGGCGCGCCCCGGCCAACTCCGCGAATGCGTCGGCGCTCGCGTCTACCTGGTCGTCGTGCAGGCAGCCCTCGCGGAATGATCGCAACTCCGACAGGTACGCATGGTTCCACGCGCCGCGGATCGCCCAGACGTTGCCCGCGTTGACCTGCGAGGCGAACCCGGAGGCCCGGACCTCCTTCGCGCCGGTCACTGGAGCCGACCGCATGTTGCATCCCGCCAGCATTCGCGCCATGTGCAGAACCTGGTCCTTGCCCGCTTGGCCGGGGTCCTGCGGCATGCGGATCAACGCCGCGCGCCCGTCAACCTCCGCCGCCCGTCGCATTTGCGCGTCTCGCTCGTCCGGGGCCCACCTGCCGCGAACGACGTCGAGCACGCCGAACGACCCATCCGCCGCCCGACACATCAGCACGCCCACCGTGTAGTCGCCTCCGCCTGCAGTCGCCGCGAAGTCCCACGCCCTGCATAGAGCGACAGGAGCCGCCGGCGGATCGTCCACGATTCGAACTCTGTCCGGCTTGAAGATCGAGCCCTCTCTCGGTTGAGGGTTCTGCTGGTAGAGTGCCTCGAAGCTGCGTTCGCCATCGTTCTGGTCCATGATCGCCTTGATGCGTAGCAACGCGTCACGATCGTACCGCTCCGGCCACAACGCATCGCCCGGCGCACGGCCAAGCGGGTCGTTCTCCCTTGCGAGGGCCGGCAGGCTCAGCACCCGCCACCTGTCCGGCTCGCTCGCAATCGCCCGCGCGTCCAGCCCGTCCTCGTGCCACGGCGTCATCACGATCACGATCGAGCCACCGGGCTCTAGGCGCGTCAGCAGGTCGTCCGTGTAATGGTCCCACGCCGCTTCACGTTTGACGTCACTCTCGGCATCCTCCCGGCTCCGGATCGGGTCGTCGATTACGATCAGTCTGAACCCCGTACCCGTCGGAGGACTGCCCATCCCGCGCGTCATCATCACGCCGCCTGCCGTCGCATGCCATTCGTCCGCCGCCATGCTGTCCGGTGCAATCGCGATCCGGCCTTGTGCCAAGTTGCGGGCTTTACGACCCAATCGCCGGGCGAACCGCTCGTTGTATCCGGAGATCAGCACGTTCGCGGTCGGGTCCAGCTCCAGCATCCGCACCGCAAGCCTGACCGTCACGTTCTCCGTTTTCCCATGCCTCGGTGGCATCCTCACGGCGTAGCGGTCGCATCGGCCATGCAGAACGTCATCCACGTCGCTCGCCACTCGCCGAATGTGCCGCGGCAGGTACCAGCCGTGTGGGTACGTCTGCAGGAGCCAGTCAGCGTAGTCGGCATTAGTCGTCGTCGTCTTCGCTCGAAGACGTCTGCAATACTCTTCCCTCAAGCGCCGCGATCTCGCGTCGTAGCTCATCGTCGGATAGACTAGAGACATCCATCTGCACCTGTTGCATGAATGGCGGGTTATACCGCTCCGGCTTGTTGTGCGTGAGCATGAACTGCAGGAGCCTGTCACTTCCCTTCAACGCGCGCTGCCTGGCGACGTCTTCGAGCATCTCGTTACCGAGTTCCATGGCCTCGGCCCACCGCCGGGCGAACTCCGGCGAGTTCCGCTTGTACAGGTAGACCGTCTGCCTAGTCACCCGCGCCGCCTTCGCTGCGTGTGTCACGATACCGGTATCCCCAAGGACCTTGAAGAACCTCACCCACCAGTCGCGCTCCTCAAACGTCAGATTGGTAATATCTTTCGCCATCTACGTCCTCGAAGGCGTGAACTCGTGGCCACATTCCGGGCATTTCACCGTCGACTTCCGGTCGAGCCTGCCCTGTTCATCCTGGTCCAGCGGCTCGTACGTCGGCATCCTGTTCAGCATCGCCCCAAGCTCGTCCACACTCCACAGATCATCCAGCTCCACGCCATCCTCCGCCAGCGAGGCGAGCATCTCCGCGTCCCATTCGGCGAGTTCAGCGGTGCGATTGTCGAGCAGTGCGAGCCTTGCCTTCTGCATCTCGCTAAGGCCACTCCGGCGCACTGCTACGATCGTCTCGCCGTCGGCGTCTACCACCTTGACGCGCTCGATACCGGCCTCTGCGGCGGCAGCGACGGTTCCATTGCCCGCCAATACGCGGTTGGTCTCGTCGATCACAATCGACCGCGCCGCGCCCACCTCCTGCAATGAGGCGACTAGCATCCCCTCCGCCAGCGGGCCGCGTTTGCGCGCGTTCCGTTTGTCTAACTTCAGATCAGCGATACTCGGCATAGTCCCCCTGCCCAGAAACGACAGAAGCCCCTCCGGGGGCATCGGCCCTCGGCGAGGCTTCGCAAAGCCGCCAATGTTTGATTGTCGTGCTATTCTACGCGAACCCTGCCGCGTTTGTCAAGCACTATCTGCAAATCTATCAGACGCATTTGCGAAATGACGGCGCAGACGAGCATCCGATGGTCCCAGCGGACGTACCGGTTGCAGTGTCCGTCCGGGCAACGGCCAGTCCTGACTCCTGTGTACGGGTCCTCCCGCTCATCATGGACATGTACCGCCAGCATGCCGTTACCCTCCCGCTCGATCAGCGGGCGACCGCAGGCCGGGCAGACGAGGAGCGGAAGCCGGTGCATCACCAGGTCACGTCAAATGCGACTTGAATGTGATGGCCATCCTCGGTTACCATCAGCACCCGGTCTGCGCGTCCAATCACCTGCAGTAGATCGTTTGCCATGAGGTGCGCGGACGGAGGGATCATCACAGTCGCATATTTCAGACTCTCCGGGTCTTCCGGCCAATGGCCGGCGTAGTCGAAACGCCAGGACTGCAGTTTGCCGGGGAATGGCGGCGGCTCGATTCCGAGCGTGTGCCAGGCACCGTTCCAAACCTGAACATGGCACGCCTTCCACGCCGTGTCGTCGGCGTAGCACCGGTAGTCGTCTCCCTCGCG